CTAGTTGAAACACTTGACCTTTTGACCCAAGCACTCCAAGTCCAAGTTTTTGCATTACTTGTTGTTGTGATATCACGTTTTAAAAACGCACTATCGTCATTATTAAACCGCAAAGACTGATTAAGTTCATAATCAAAAAACCCGGTGCTTACTTCCCCCGCACCCGCTGCCTTAATAATGCTCATTAGGTCAAAGCTCCTGATGCGGATACAGCTATCGTATTGTTGCCACTTGACGCGCTACAATAGTAAGCGAGGTGGTATGTCCCAGCCGTTGCCAAAGATGTCAAAACATCTGCGTTGATTGCAACAGATGCGTGGGCTGAAACGGTGTGACCACCAGAGTTTATAAGTAAAACATTACCAGATTGCCCAGCGGCTGGATTAGAAAACGTCAATGTAAAGTTACCAGTTGGTGTGCATTGGAAATCATTGCCAACTTGCAAATCAAAGTTACCATCATTGTCTGTGGTAACGTGACCAGATGCTCTACCTGCTACTGTAATATCATTATTTATAGCCACAGAAACGTCATCTTCAATTGTCATAACAGCCGTGCCATCAAACTGTTTGAAGATAATGTCTTTTGCATCGACAGTTGGTTTGATTTCTACATCACTGCTGTTGTTTGTAATACGCAGCACTTCTGTGCCAGCAGCTTGAAACTTGAAATCGTTGCCACCCGCATCAAGGATAATATCGCCAGCAACATCTATAGTCAAGTCACCAGATGATAGATCTATCTCTGTGCCATCGATTGTAATATTGTCAACTACCACACCCGCATTTGCTGTAATTGCACCAGCAGATACCAACGTCCCACTTACATCTAAATTACCATTTACATCTATCAGAGTTGAATTTAATTCAATCTCATCATCTGCGTTTATATCCAAATCACCATCAGCGGGGGAACCTATGTTAATAGCTGAGTCACGGAATTGAATTACACTGGCTGCGTTAAGAAGCACCCCTGTATCTGCAACGTGAGTTAACGTTACATCTTGATCATTACCTAGCTGTATTGTACCACCGTCTGCAAGAAACAGATCAGAGAACTCAGCAGATGCACTACCAAGAGTTGCCCCATCTGCACTGGCAGGTACGATGGATGTACCTACGGTTGCAGTGTTTAGGACAGGACTGGTAAGTGTTTTGTTTTGTAGTGTGTCGGTTGATACAAGGGATACAAGAGTTGAATCTGCACCCGCTGGAAGTAGCATGGTGTTTGTTACTGATGCACTATGTGGCTGTGATGCTAAAGTCTGACCGTGAGTGTTTGCTTCACAGTTAAATACGATTCTGCCTGAGTTGGTGTTTCCTCGTACTACCACAGTGCCAGTGCCATTGGGAGCCAAATCTATGGTAGCGTTAGATGTGGTTACGATGTCTTGACCATTCATGTCTAAGTCACCGCCTAATTGCGGAGTAGTGTCTTCAACTATGTTACTAATTTCACTACCGGATGCGATCCCTGCAACCAACGTAGAGCGTGTTATTCTTTTTAAACCACCACCAGATGTGTCTACGGCAAGAAGCACATCGTCACTTGCTACAGTTGATATTTCTGATAAATCCCCAACAGCCTTTTCTTCAAAGCTAGTGCCATCTGCAATAAGCAACTTGCTGGCTGTGTTGTCCGGCATACGCAACTGACCGCCAAGAGTTACGTTACCCGTGAGAGTAGATGCACCCGAAACATCTAAAGCACCGTTTACATCAACAGTGGTAGCATTAATTTCTATCTCTGTATCAGATACAAGGTCAAGCACACCATCAGCTGATTGATGAATATATGTCCCACTATCACCAAACTGTAACTGTCGGGTAGAGTTAAGTAGCAAACCTGTATCGGCTACATGTGTAAGTGTGGTATCTGTATCTGCCCCAAAACCAAGAACAGCGGCATCAGACTTTAACGTAAAGTCATCCCCCACTGTTGCATCTGCAGACATCTCAACAAGAGGCGCAGTAATCTCGACTTCTGTATCGGCATCAATATCAAGTTGTCCGTCAGTAGACGAGCTTATGGATAATGCTGTGTCACGAAACAGAATTTTTTCTGTCGTGGTCATTAGTATTTCATCTGAGAACTGGAAGTAATCCTCATCTTCCATCCACGTGATAACACCATCGTTGCTGTTTGCATCGAATGTTACAGATATATCAGTGTCTGCTCCGGTTCCAAATGTAACCGTGTTTGTAGCCAATGTTGTAATTGGTCCACCTTCACCTGTCGTACCATCGTGGGTATGCCCTGTGTTTGCTGCAAACGCCGCAAGCAGTTGGTCAAATTCATCGTTGGTATCGGCAGCACTGATCGTATCGCCGTCAGTGTATGTGGACTGCCGTGTATAATTTGCGCCCATTTACCTTCTCGCTCCCACTTGAAATTCTAATTGAAACCCTTTTAGAGTATACGGGGCTGTGGCGGTTGCCCCATCTTCTACTCGCAAAGCAACTGCAAACCCTGAACCTTCCACTGCTTTTCTAACAATAGGTTGTGAAGGTCCACCGTACACAGCACTACCGTAAACTGATGTGCCATAAATACCTGCAACATTCGTACTATCTAAAGGATACGCAGCAGGTCTTGTTGATGTGTTTGATTCATAGTCGTACCGAACAAACAAATCAGCATCGATAGTAGATTCCGGTGCATAGTTTACGTTAACACGCTGCATATGTTTACGAACACCCGGATCACCCATGCTTAAATCTGGACTTCTATACTTTGCGTTTATAAGGGTGCCATCAAACGTATTGCCCTTTTCTTGCCTGTAAACAAACCCATCAAAACCACCGTGCAAAACAACAACATCGCCATCTTCAATCACGGTATCAGCACAGGCAGGACGTATGCCTTTCATCGTAGAAAACTCAAACGCCTGTCCCTTCATCACTGCAATCACACCTATAGTTGCACTGGCTGTGCCCGTAGCTTTTGAAAAGAATATTCTGTATTGTGTTTTATCAGGTATGACCAAAGAAACAAACGCATCCGCGTCGTCAAGATTATCCCTAAACAACTGCTGCACATTGGTGCTTATTGTTCCCAACTCAACGTCACCAATACGAGCAGTACCAGCAACTGTGCGGAGTCCATCTGGACCCAAGAAAACCAAGTCACCTGCAAATTCAAGAATACTAAAGCCGTTTATGCAACCAATGTTTCTTGTGACAGGTACGATGGCAAAGTCAGATGATGAACTGCCACCCATCTTAAATATTCTGTTTTCACAAAAGATAAACAAGTTATCACGGAAAACTCTTAAACCAACTACTGTATCGTCAACCTTGATACTTCCTGCACCGCTACCAGAGTTGAACCCGTCTTCATTGAACGGTTCACTAAATACCACTTCTTGTGGCGTAGAGGACATACCTGAGTAGAACATGTGATTCTTGAAAGCAACCACGTGCTTTGCCCCAGATACAGAACTGTCGCTTACATCACTGGCTGATAATGATGCGTTGAATATTGTAGGAGCGTTTGTTTGATCAACTACAATTATCTTATCATTGCCATCGAAGTTGTACTTTTCAAAATTGTATCGTGCAGCGTTGGTTCTTCCTGTATCTCTAGCTGTCCATGTTTCTGAAACAACATCTGTAACTGCATGATTAGCTGCAGTTGTGCTGCTTGTTGCCCTTGTTACACCCGTAAATGCACCTGTAGATTTTCCAGTGTATGTAAATATTTCCGAATTTATTTGAATTGTGCCGCTGCTACTAAACCCTGCTGTGCTATCTACTGTGATAGTGCCTGACCCCGTCATGGCTGTGGTGGACTCTATTTTTATCGATAGCTCTGTCGAACCGGAGCTAAATATCTTTTCTCCTCTAGCAGCCAACACAAAATTGTTAAACTTGGTGGTTAAAAGAACAGCCTCAGATGAATTATTTGTTTCTGGTACGATTTGGTTTACAAGAGGTCTAAAGCCCAACAGACGCTTGTAACCACCACCAACATCTGGTTCAAAGTTTTCCAACTCAAGGGCTTGTCCGGGCTGCATGATAAAGGTGGATCTGTTTAGTACAAGTCCACCCTCGCAGTTGAATGATAGAGGGGAAACACCCTGAAGTTCTAAATCAGGCATATTAGACTGCTCTCATGTAATCTTTTCTGTTAAGTAACTCGACACGCATACGTTTTAAGCTGTCTTCGTATTCTTTCAAAGCAAACTGTGCTGTCTGTGTATCAGAGCGGAACATATAAGTGTAATACTTTGCTCGTGATACTATCACAGGTTCAAACCGTGTGGGTATGATGCTTGTGTCTGTTGCTGCAGACAGGGCTGTGTTTGTTACATAGTAATCAAACTCAAGAGTTCTGTTGCTTGTATCTGGTATGGGGGTGAGTCCAATCTCATCATTATATGTTGTGTACACATACTCTGGATCGTTGAACTTATCTACGTCAGCTTTTGAATCTCGTTCTCTAAACCTTTCTGTGTACTCCTCGTATGAAAGATACTTTAACGGTATGGGAGTAAGATTTTCACTAAGCTCAACCAACTTAACAAAAGCAGCATTACCGGATGATTCCGTGAAGCTAACGAAGTGTGTTGTAGCTGTAGCTGTAAAGCTTGTTTCCGTTAGCAACACTTCATTACCACTTGCTATGGTAAGCGTTTTAGATGTTGTCTGTGATCCACCAGAACTTGTACCAACCTCTAAGGTAAGTGTTGCACCACTTGTTTGAGTGAGAATTACGTAGGATCTACCCACTATGAGATCAGCTACTTCTTGTGTTGCTTCTGCATTGGTAAGCAACAAAGTGTTACCAAACTTTGTGCTTGCAGCAGGTGTCCCGCTAACTGTTGTCCACCCTGTTATGCTTGAAGATCCATCCACCTCATATGTACCATTGGTGATATAGTTCTTTGGTTGCAAAAACATATTATCATAGTCTACGTACTTGAGTGTTGATGCAATCGAAGCGTGACTGTATAAGGGTTTACCTGCAATTACATCTACAGATCCTTTTGCATGAGTAAAAGGCCAGTTCAAATCAGAATTGATAATGTCTGCAATCGCACGATTTACGTAATCTTTTACGGTAGTTTGAACGCCGCGAGAACTAGCAAACGTAGCAGAGGTTAATTCAACCTCGTTCATGTCACGTAAAACCTCGTTTACAAGTTGCAGATATGTACTAGCCATGTGCTTTGCTGCCTTTTAATTTATATCGTTTCATACCGCCGGGTAGGTTTGCAACCTTAACCAAATCGTTTTCTTTGTATATCGTATTTTTTGGTTGGTGTCGTATTAGTCGTTTAGATCTAATACTTTTTTGTGTTTTTTCCAAAACCAGTTTCCAATCGCACTAAAGGGCTTGCCGCAATACAGCAAACCCCAACCAACATACTTAATCAAACAACGCTTGATATCTATCATGTTCAAAATTTTCCAACGCTTCCAGTTTACCATTCGCTTCATCCCAATCTTTAAGAGCCGTTTCAATTTCCGCAAGCAAATCGGGATGTTCACCAATCGCTGCCGGATTGCTAAAATAGTTTGTGATGGTATATTCTGCACTTTTCTTTTGCCCTTCAAATCTGTACCTTAGAGCGTCCTTTGCAAGCTGTTTCATAATTTCTCCCTCTGAATGTATTATAATCTAAAAACTTTGTTTAGTCAAGTTATTTTGGGAGAAACACAAGAAACGCAAAGAACAAACCAATTGCTACAGCTATAACTAAACTAACTAATGCGGATTGTTTCAAACTTTCCATGAACTCTTCTTGTTCACGTCTTGCCTGAATCCTTGCCGCTTTCTCTGCTTCTTTTGCTTGTTGTATTCGTCGTGCTCGTTCATCAACTATGCTTTGCCATGTGCCGGGACCAAACCGTAAATCGATCATGGTTCGCATTGCTTGGACTTGTTCTTGTGCAAGTCGTGCATCTATAATTTCTTGAGCGACAGATTTAATGCCAAACTGGTCACCCAAGCTAACACCGGACTTACGTGCCCTTTGTTCTTGTACCTGTTTTTCGCCTGTTAAGAGATTGTCTATGTGCCCTGCAATCTCTCCAACGTCTTTCGCTGTCCCTATTGCAGATTTAATGCCATCGACTGCGCTCTTCACAAGCGCGATACCCGCAAGAGTTTCTGCGATCATTCGTTGTCCTCGTTTGTTGTTGGTTAAATTTATTTTTAATCATCTGCTTGTACACAAAAGCATTTATCATTTGGTTTCTCAAACCCGTGTTCAGTGAGAGCCATATAACAAGTTGACATAGCGTCGTGCATCGAAACAACTTTGGCATCCATTTCCCATACTGATGGTTCAGCAGTAAGGATGATGCAGAACATAGCTGCCTTCATCTTGTTTCCATAGTACGCATAGCACCGCGTGGTTGAACTTTGCCGCCATACATTTTTTGAGATCGGCGATAATCTGCATAGTCATTTGCACTGTCAAAATAACTAGGTAATTCTATACCCTGATCTTTGTATATGTCCCTAATATTGTCTATGTTGTTTTTGTAATAATTTCGGTGCATACGGGCAGGTGCATCAGAAGGGAAAGGTTTGGCTATGCCTTTTATTGGTTCTGGTTTCTTTTCTCTTTTGGTGCTAACTTGTTTTAGCCCTGAACTATACATAGTTGCCATCTAAAATTCTCCTGATTTCATAGCGTCTGAAAGTATAACAGCCCGTCGGCCTACCTGTCGTGCCCAGCGCGAATCCATCATTTCCATACTTGCAATATCAAATCTCTGCTCTTCTATTGCCGACCACATCTTTTTAAATTTACACAGTCGGGGCACACCCATGTTAAATGCCATGTCCATCAAGATAAGTTGACGAACCGCATCCAAATCTTCCACACACTTGTGAACTTTGCACAACTCGTTTTCTACAATCTTAATGTCATTCAAAGCAAGGTAACGTGCATCAGCTTCTGTTATACCATGCTCATATACCACATCCATATTTGGTATATCCATATAGTCTAGTTCTTCTTTGCTGATGCCCCTGTCTTTTAAATTACGACCTATACCAATAGTATCTATGCCAAGAGTATCTTGGTACACGGTCAAAACCATGCCCTCATGCTCAACGAGCTTATCCAAAAAATGCGACTGATTATACTTCATAATTACCTGCCCTTCCCACGGATGATTAGCAGTATTTTCCATTTTGAACATGGACATTATATTTCCATAGCTCCTACAATCCCGCAATTATATGAAACAGATGCCCACGAACCATCCTTTGGAATATCTTCATATATTTGTTTGTAACGAAGGCATTCGTTTTCTTTATCGAACCACTGAACAGTTTGATTGAAACATTGACCGTTGGGTGTACACACGGTCAGTACCAATGACCAGATAATTACGTTCATCAATACTTTGCTTTTCTACCGCGATGAACTTTACCACCATGCCTATAGCCAGTGCGACGTGATGATGGTGGTGGGGAAAATGGAAGGCGAAATTCAAATTTACCAACCCTACCACCTTCAGAGTCAGAAATAGAACCTACAAAATTACCGCCAAGAAGTTTGCCGGACAACTGTAAGGTTTTTGTATTTTTACCTTTGTCGCCTTTTATTTTTTCACGGTCAATAAACCCGCTTATTTTTAAATCGTTTGGTAGTTTTACACCTAGACCAGCGGATACTTTTCTATATATTTGTTTATTTACTTGAGGTGGGAGTGCTACTTTGTTTCTAGCAAAAGGTTGAACAGTTTCTTTTACTTTACTATAAGCTCCCCCAGCAGTAAGACTAAATTTACCTAAATCGAGGGTTCCCTCACCAGCTAAATCTTTTCGTTTCATACCAATATCTACTTTTGGCACGTAGTAATAACCAGTATCTATTGTCTTACTTTTTTTCCCGGAGCCAGCTTCAATCTGAAATCCTTGTCTACCACGCTCATTCGCCATTTTTCTTGCTCCTGTTTTCCTGACCCATCCAGATACCGAATATACCAGTCATCACACCCATGATAACTGAAACGAACGCACTTTGTTGCATAGTAGGATCTTCAAGGTTCATAAACCACTCAGCGCATCGCCAAGACATTGCTATGCTTGCAACCATCGTAAGACGTGCAATCGCATTGTATTCAATGACTGCTTTTAGCCACTGTCTCATTTCTTATTGAAGAGCTTTGTAGCTGACCGGACCCCAAAGCTTGCAGCAACAATAACGCCCAAGCTGTACTGGTACCATTCAGGCATTTGTTCCAATTGTTGAAATCCACGCGATACAATGTCTTCCATCCCCGGAATGAAGGCTAAAATTAAGGGTATGCTGAACAAAATTACAAGCCACTCGTCTTTCCAACTGGATACTGAAGCGTCAGCCATCTTCAAATCCCAGTCTATTTCCCCTGTGGCTTTTTTCTGCATAACGACAGCTTCCGCCTCTGCTTTGGCTACGTCTGCTTTTACTTTTGCTTTGGTTTTTTCGACACGGCCCTCAAGCCATGTCCCTGCGATATTTGCTATTGGTCCTATCAGGGCTGTTAGCATTTCCATCGTCTCCTTGCTTGACGCAAGCGGCTGTTAGGATTCTTTGCTGCTTTGGGAAACTTCTTCATCTGTCCAGCAGAACGTGCACAGAAAGACTTACGACGCTTGGCATCTTTGCTTCCCGGCTTTACCTTTCCGGTAACTGCAGTTTTGAGTTTGGAACCGGGGTTCTTTCTTCGGTAAGCTTTGACCCCAGCTTCAGTCATACCCGCACCTTTTTC